TAGCGCTCGTCAAGGCGCGATTAGGCTTGTCTGTTTGACAAAGAGCCTCATACAATTTGGCGTCTCGTGGAAGTTCTTTCACGAGCGCGCGATCTTGAGAGTAGCCGGCCTGAATTTCATTGCTAGTAGAAAGTCGTGTCACTCGCTTACCCCTTCCCTAAAAAGACATTGCGAATCGGCAACATGATGCATACGATCTCAATAGAAAGTATATCACTGACTTTCTATGAGGCAAGCCATGCTTGTGATGGTCTCCTAGGGTGAGAAGCGGTTGTCGTGCTAATCGCACCCGGAAGGACCAAGAGCCCGATCAAACCGGGCACAACACATGGACGTTGGGATGGGAAGGAAGGCAACAGAGACTATGGGAACAATCATTTGCGGGACGCGCGAGCTCGACGAGAGACCGTTCCCAGACAGCATAGGGTCGGCATTCCTAGATTTTCGGGATCTCTCGCAGAAGCTAGGCACTTCAGAGCAGTGGGTGCGACGAAACGTCCGCTCGACTTACACTCGCGATCCGATTCCTCACTTGAGATTTGGGAGGACGATTCGATTTGACTGGAATTCCCCCGCATTGCAGGCATGGCTGGAGCGTAGGAAAACCGGCACAGAAGAGACGAAGTGGACACCGGCGCCGGATCGATCATCGGAGTATACTGCGTCACGCACCGGGTTTGAGCCTAACCGAAAGGAGAAGAATTAACTATGGCTCAAACGAAGATTCAAAAAGGACACCTCTACAGAAAGGGATCAGGTTGGCACGCTAGATTCAGAGAACTGGAGCGCCAGCCCGATGGAACCATCGAAAAAGTGAACCGAAGTCAGAAGATTGCGAGCGTCCGTGATTACCCCCAGAAGCGCGAAGTTTGGTCTTTGTTCACAGAGTTCATGGCCAAGCTAAACACGGTGGGGTTTGATTTGGACGCAAGTGTCGACGTTCGAACGTTCGTGGTAACCCGTTATCTGCCATGGGCCGAGGACAACCTGGCCACGAGCACGAGCAGGAACTATCGACAGGTCTGGCGAGAGCGTCTGGCGCCGCGAATCGGCGCAGTGCGCGTCCGCGATGTTCGACCAGTCCACATCGAAAACGTGCTGGTAACTATCGTCCGTGATAACCCCGCGCTGTCTAAACGCACAGTTCAGCGAGCCAAAGCTTTGCTGAGCGGAATTTTTACGCGAGCAGTGGCGCTGGGACTTATAGATCGAAATCCAGTGACGGAAGTCGGTCTACCGAGGATCACTACGCGGGAAAGGGAAATGTACGCCTACACTCCAGACGAGATCGAGCAGATTGTTCGAGTGCTGCCTGATCCCGCTCGAACGTTGTGTGCAATAGCAGCCTATGCAGGGCTCACTGCGAGCGAATTGAGAGGCCTGAAGTGGAGTGACTACGACTCTGCCAATCGCCTGCTCTACGTTCGCCGGGGCGTTTGGAAGGACACGGTCGGCGAAACTAAGACGGTTGCCCGCCGAAAGCCTGTACCTGTGATCGCGCCGCTGCGCATTCAGCTAGATGCACACGCCCGATCTGCTCCGCTACGTGGTCGCGATCAGTGGATGTTCAGCAGTTCGGTTGGAACACCGGTTGACCTCGGGAACCTCGTGAACCGGGTCATTCGGCCGACGTTAGCAAAGGCAAGCCTAACCTGGCGCGGTTATCACGCTTTCAGGCGCGGTCTCGCTACCATTCTATACAGTCTGAACGTACCGGAGTTGCTCGTGCAGCGCATTCTCCGTCACAAACCGGGCTCGCCTGTGACACGGACGCATTACATCCAGGCTCCGACGAGAGACGTGCTGGATGCGATGGAGACATTTGAGCGGTCCATAGGGGGGACGGGTTCCATTAGCTCCGGTTCCCCGGCCGTTCCCCAGCTCGTGAACTAGCCTCCCGCAAGTTGCTGATTTAATTGGTGGCGGCGGTAGGACTCGAACCTACGACCTACGGATTATGAGACCGTCGCTCTAACCACCTGAGCTACGCCGCCATTATTTGTTTTCAATGACTTGATAACAATCTCGAAATAAATACTGCACGGTTACTGCATAATGCGATACGCTGTTCTCTGAGAGAGGGGCAATATGGGGCATCTGCAGCGTGGCTACATTTACGAAGCGTCGGGATGGTTCTACGTTCGTCATTATGTCTCTGTGATTGTAAACGGTGAGTCGAACCGGATGCAACGGTCGCATCGCTTGGTTGCAAAAGGTGGCAAGTATTATTCCTGCGACTGCAAGGCCGTGAAACTCATGCGAGACGAACTCATGTTGAAAGTCAACCAACAACAATTCAATCACTCGCAGACATCGCAGCGAGAAGACATGCGGATTGTGGATTTCTGGGATACACTTTATCTCCCTTATTGCGAAGAGACGGTGAAATTGACCGGCGAATCCCGGAAGAAGCCTTCCACGGTGCGCGGCTACAAGCAGATTTGGAAACAGCATCTCAAGAGTCATTTTGCCAACCGGACATTGCGAGAGTACGAGCCGTACATGGGCAATCGATTCCTTCGCAGCTTGGCAAGTACGCAAGGTAAGACCACGTTAAAGCACATTAAAGCGCTGGGCACCGCGATCTTCAGCCACGCGATTGAGGAAGAATTCCTCACGCTAAGCCCATGGCGCGAAGTGAAGATTCCCCGAGACGCGATCGAGCCCGAGCGTACGCAGCACTACACAATTGAAGAAGCCGAAGACCTTATTTCCACCCTGGTGGATCATGTCGACTGTCAGCTGATAATCGCTCTGTCTTGCTTTCTCGGTTTGCGTCCGGGCGAGATTGCCGCCCTTCGTTGGGAGGACTTCGATTCCGATTGTGTGCATATTCGACGTTCTGTCGTACGAGGAGTGGTGGGAGTGCCAAAAACAGCCGAAAGCACCGCTGACCTTCCGATGGTTGAACCTCGCATCCTCATTCCCCTAGAATTGTGGCGCCGGAGATCGGGCAATCGGATAGAGGGATGGATTTTCGAAAGTCGGAACGGAACTCCGACGGACTTGCACAACATGATTGCTCGGGTCATAGTCCCTCATATCGAGGGGACTGCTCGTTGCGTTTCCTGCAAACTTACTCCCCAAGCTTCCAGAGTAACTTGGAAAGGTCTTTATGCTGGAAGGCGTGGAGCGGCGACCGCCGCGGTCGAAGCAACGGGAGGCAACTACGCCGTTGCGCAAGCTCTGCTCCGGCACAAGTCGATGAAGACGACTCTGGACGTTTACAAGAAACACATAACCCCGGAAGCGTTTAGAACCGGAATGAAACTTCTGGCGGCGTCGACGGTGAGCTTCAAGACTCTTCCTTGAGGAATTTCTAGTAGACTAGTAGACTGTCGTCACTTTTCCATCCACGAGCGTCGGGCTTTCATACCGCCGGGATTTAGCCATGCGACTTCATGCTAGAGCTCGGTTCTCTCTGGGGCTCTGCCACGTATGGACATTGCTCTAAATTGGGACGTTCCTAAGCGATCCAGGAAAATCTGTTTACTCCTCTGGTTCTTTGAGTACCTGGCCCGTATCCCGAAACGTGATGGCGCTTGACACAGAAGAAACTGAAGCGTATTTTCAGGTCGTAAATACAGGGCAGCTCATGAGAGCTGTGTCGGTTTCGACCGCCCCACCGGGCGCCGGTAGGTTGTGACTTGGTCGCTATGAGGCGACCCCAACCAATCGGTTCATAGGGGCGAAAACTGAAATGACACAGCGTGCTTCCTGTTCCGCATCTCCCCCATCAAAATCCCGTGTCGGCCAGGAAGAAACGGCTGAAGTTCTTGGGGTTTCCCCTCGCAGTCATGATTACGAGTTTATCGACTCCGTGGAGCTCGCTACACGCTGGTCGCTTCCCGTGTCGTGGGTGCGCGACCAGGTGCGAGCGCGCTCTGCCGATCCGATTCCACACATAAGGTTTGGGAAATACGTCCGTTTCCGGTGGCGCAGTCCCGATCTGGAAGTCTGGGCAGAACGACGCATTGTGTCGGGTACCCGGAGCGCCCGATGATCACAGCGGCGGGTTCTAGGAGACTCTCGCATACCGTGAAAGAAAGATTCGCCTCGCTCCTTGCATCTGGCGCAAAAAGGCGCCAAGCGCAAAGAGAGTGCAAAATCAGTCGGTCGACTGCGCGAAGGTGGGAGGCGGATTCGGCAGTCCAATCTCGTATTGATTTTCTGCAACGTCAAACTAATGAGCGCGCAGGCGAACAAGAGCAACCCGGGCAGATCACATTCGGTCGCAACGATGTCCTGATGGAACTCTGGGACATCGGTACCAGCAAAGACGATCCGCACATCGGGGGCCGTGCGCGAGTGGCGGCGCTCACGGTTCTTGCCGATTTCCACATGTTGAGACCTAAGAGGATCGAAGACTTGACAAAGGGCATTGGGTGGAGCGATGACGAATTCCAATACACCGCAGAGACAGGGCTACTTCCCGAACGGATTAGAAACGCGACTGGGAGAACTTCATTGGCGGATCTCATCCCTGGCACAAGCGTCAGACCTAAGAAAACGGGAAGCAACTAAGGACCTCAAACGCTGGGTCGAGCTGGCGACATACAACGCCGCGACCTGGACGCGCTTGTACACCAGAACCTACAACGAACACTGGGAGGATGAAGGGCGGCCCGGCCCGAATGAACCGTTTCCGGCCGAAGAGTATTTTCCGTACGCGTTCGCCATGATGAAGTTGCGCCGCATCACTTGGTGGGAGAAATCGCGCGACCTGATGCTGTCCTGGGCCTGCGTTGCCTATTTGACGCTGGAGGCAATGAAGGTGCCCCACCGAGGCATCCTGTTTCAGACGCAAAAGGATAAAAAGGTCATTCAGCTCGTTGACTATGCCAAGCACCTATACTGCAATTCTGATCCGCGAATCCAGGCCGCATTCCCGCTGGCCAAGCCCCTCGATAGGCAATCGCAACACGAGTTGAATTTCGCGAACGGCTCTTACATTATCGGCATTCCTGGAGGGGCTGACCAGATTCGGTCCTATCATCCGTGGGGCTACTTGAATGATGAGAGCTCCTTCCAGCCAGATGCTGGCGAGTGCTACAACGAGGCACTAGCTGCAGCCAAAGGCAAAATCATTTTCAATTCTTCCGCCGGCCCCGGCTGGTATGCAGATGCGAGGAACGACGTTGTCCGAAACGAAGAGGAATAACGACCTCCCGGTTCCAATCGGGATCGAGGAAGAAAATACGCTCTCGGCCATGCTCGATGAGCTTGCCGGGAAGCCTCCACAACAAACGCGCATCGACGTGCTCCGCGGCTATGAGGTGCGGTTGACGCGAGGGGGCATTCCGGTGAATCGGCTGCACTACAGTGTGATGCCCTCACGCGATCCCGAGCTGAACCCTAGCTGGAAGGCGGCTGAGCGTCGCACCTACACGTCACAGGCGTCATGGGACCGTGAGCAGGAGATCGTAGACGACGCAGGGGGCGGCGAGTTGGTGTTTGCTGACACGCTGATCACGTATTGGAAGAAGATCGTCATCACTGATCCACGCTGGCGTCCCGATCCGGGCTGGCGCGTCGAGGGAGGATTCGATCACGGCAAAACCAACCCCACGGCATTGGAGCGCTGCTATGTGGACTTCGAAGGGAATTTAATCTTTGCCGGCGAATACTATCAGCTGGGAAAAGAAGTATGGCAGCACGCGCCGGCGATGAAGAAGATGCCAGACTTCGGGCGCATGGAACCGTGCTACGCCGATCCGACCATCTTCGATATGACGCTCCAGCAATCGCAACGGCCCGGAGAGGCTATTCAGCGGGCGAAGTCCGTAGGTGAGCTTTACCAGGAGCAAGGCATTGAGGGATTCGTCCCCTTCGCGTTCGATCGCTCTGATGTCAGCTTCGCCGGCCGTTTGCACATGCACTGGGCCGACCTGGAGAACCGCGCACCCAGCGTAAGAATCGTCTGCCGCAACTACAATGAAAGACCCCAGCCGGGATTACATCCGTGGGACTGCCCGAACCTCCTCTGGGAGCTGATGCGGACTAGGCGCGTAAAGCTCACCGCTCAGCAACTTCTCAGCCGCAACATCTCCGAAGCCATCGTCGATAAGGACAACCACGCGCGGGACGCCATGAAATACATGGTTATGTCGCACCCCGAGCCAGCGAAGAAATCCTTAGAGCGCCGAGTCCAAGAGCGCCTCACCACACTGATCCAACGGGAGCGCTCAAAAGGCATTGAGGCTGGGAGCGACCAAGCGATGACCTCAGCCATGGTGAACTACCAGAAGATTCTGCGGGAAGAACAAGAGGACGATGACGACGGGCCGGGCGTGTATCAAGGACCGAATGCGCGGCGCCGCATCCGGGAGATGCAGCGCCGCTGGGGAAGGCGTTACTAGTCTTCATCCCTCGTATTTCCTAGCATCCAAGAAGAGACAAAGTGGTTCATTCGGCGCGTCTAATGAACCCTTTGCCCAAACCTGTTTTTCACCGCTATCCATGCGGGCCCGAACGACATGCATGAGCCACTTTGAACCCTACCCCCCCATCATTTTTGATAGCTCAGAGACTTATCCGTACATCTCTGACGCGGTTTGGCATTTACAAAATCGTCAAGCGACACACTGGCGGCTTACACCACCATGCTTCGCGCAAGACGAGTTGCGGAGTCTCGCCTCACGTCTTCCGCCACTCCACGGCGGTCGGTCTTCTGGAGCAAGGTGTGGACGTAAATGTCATCCGGGCATGGCTGGGCCATGTGAGCCTAGACACCACCTACCGCTATGCAGAAATCACCCTGAGGGGAAAGATGGCTGCCGTTGCAACCTGCCTCCCTCCCGTCGCAACTTCGATGCCATCACGCGCAAACAGCAGCCCCTGTTAGTGCTCTTCTGTGACTGGATGCGCCAGCAACGCGGTGTCTCTGACGCCACTCTTTCCATTTACAGCTTCGAACTGGGCGCCGTAATCAAGAAGCTCGGCGAAGATCCAAGCAGGTATGACGCGAAAAACCTGCGGCAGTTTGTTTTGGAGAAGAGTCAGCACTCGGGATGGGCCTCTGCGAGAAAGTGCATTTGCGCCATCCGCATGTTGCTTCGCTTCCTGATCTCGCAGGGAAGGTGCCCCGAGCATCTCTATGCGTCAATCCCTACTTTCGCCCATTGGCGGCTCTCGGCTTTGCCATTCTATTTACAAGCCGATCAGGTCGAACAGGTCATCGCCTCGCCCGATCTGGCGACTTCGCTGGGAAGGCGAAACCGAGCAATTCTTCTCTTGCTCGCGTCGCCTGGGGCTTCGGGCGAGCGACATTGTTCAGCTTCGGCTCGACGACCTCGATTGGAGAGAAGGCATGATCCGGGTTTCAGGAAAGGGACGCCGCCAAACCGTGTTGCCAATGACCCAAGAGGTTGGAGATGCGCTGGCGGCTTATATTAAAGACCATCGCCCCCAAGCTGACACTGATGCAGTGTTTGTTCGATCATCGGCTCCGTATCGGGCCTTCACTGATTCCACGGCGATTTCGATACTCGTTGCTCGTGCGATGCGCCGCACCGGCATCAACTGCCCGAAGCGAGGGGCAGCTCACATTCTCCGTCACTCGGTTGCCAGCTCTATGCTACGGCAAGGAGTGTCCCTGCAGGAGATCGCTGGTGTGCTCCGCCACCGTTCCGTCGCGACCACGAAGATTTACGCCAAAGTGGATGTCATCACGTTGCGCCAGGTAGCGCAACCGTGGCCGGAGGTGAAGGCATGTTGAGTCAGGACGTGCAAGCGTATCTGGCTGTACGCCGGGCCATGGGATTCGGAATGAAGTGGTCAGGCAACCTGTTGCGAGGGTTCGCCGCGTTTTCCGACGCTGCGGGCCAACACCATGTCTGCTCTGAAGCAGCAATAAAGTGGGCGGGATCGACGCCCTCCGTTCGCACGCGAGCCAGACGGCTCGGATTGGTGATTCGATTGGCGCGGTACCTGCGTGCGGAGGACCAACGTCATGAAGTGCCGCCTCCTGTGTTTGGCAGCGAGGACCGACCGCGGCGCACTCCTTATATTTATTCGAGAGAAGATGTTCAGCGCCTCGTCCAAGCCGCATCTGGTGTGGGGCGATACCCTAATCCGGAGTATCGCGGTCTCACCTACACCACATTTTTCGGGCTATTAGCATGTACCGGCATGCGACTGTCGGAAGCGATCAATCTCCGGATGCAGGACATCACCGCGGATGGTCTTGTCATTCGACATACTAAATTCCGCAAAAGCCGCTTGCTTCCGCTCCATTCGACGACACAAGCTGCCTTGGAGCGTTATCTGCCGAAGCGACGAGTCTTTGCCCCATTCAACGATCACGTATTCGTTGGCTTGCGAAAACACAAGCTGTTTCGGCACGACGCCTATGTTGCATTTCGCAGAACTATCGAGACGATCGGCCTTGCGCGTCATCCGGGCCTACCGCGGCCCACGATCCATGCGTTGCGACACACATTTGCCGTGAGAGCCCTTGAAACCTGCCCCGATGACCGGGATCGAATCACACGGCACATGGTGGCGCTCTCAACCTACCTCGGCCACAGCGACATCGCCGACACGTATTGGTATCTGGAAGCGACGCCCGAACTGATGAGGAACATTGCCGAATCCTCCCAA